GGAGATATCGGAGCAGTCGGAGAATTATATAATTCTGGTGATAAAAAAGGAAGGAGGAGACATGAGAATGTATGTAATGATTATAAGATATCGCATGTATCAAGAAATAATCATGCATATTTATATGTATTAGAAGGCGTGCCTTATGAAAATTTTTTTAATTATTTTATAGATTTATTGAGTAATAAGGGTTATGTATCTAATATCTCAAACTTAATAAATATTGAAAAAACAGAAGATACCGAGGACATATCATGTATTCAAAAAAACAATGGAGATAAGGGCTTGATTGATATATATATAAATATGGCTTTAAAGGCAGTTGGTAAACTGTTAACTGCTTATAAAAAATATTATGATTCTACAATTTTAAAAATTTTAAAAGATCCTGAAAATACGAGAGATAACTTAATAAGATATATCAGTAGCGTTGAGAGCAGCACACAAAGAACAGATGCGGGGATGACTATATTTCGCAATAATGCAATAAAATACGAATTACAAGTATTAAATAATTTATTATGTTCTATTGATGCTGATAACGATTATATAAAATATCTTAATCTATCCATTAGATTATATAATGAGTATTTAGAAAAATATATTGCTTACGAAGAATCAATATTGCATATATTAACGTGCAAAAACATCACAGATATCAGTAATCATTTATCAAGGACTATTTATAATTTCGGAGAGCTAATGATTAAATATAATATGTACATCGTTAATGCCTTTAAGGCTTATGCGTCATATACGCATATGAATAGCATAGGTATTGAAAATTACTCAAATATAGACGCCAGAGTAGTAAATATCTCTGATTTTAATAACACTATTAATATTACCAAAGTCAGTTTTATCGATAAATTTTTAATAAATTATTATTTAGTACTTCCAAACAATATAGTTAAAAACAAAGAATTAATCAAAAATATATATGCCGAAATAGATAGAGATAATTTAGAAACACATTTGCGAGATTTAATAAAATCATATACACATAAAGGTACCAATTTCAACGAATCATATATATACAATATAATAATATATATATTAGATTTATATTTTGAACAATTGGCCGGTATTATTATCAATAAAGATAAGAATATAATAAGCGAATCAACGTATCGTAGTAACCTCGGAAGTTTAAAAGATAAGTATTCTACTTTTATAAATATTATAGCAGACAACCAAAAATATCAAAAGGCATATAAAAATAAAAAGTTGCATTTTATCAAAAAATATAAAAAATATAGCAAAATTGATTATTATATAGAAGAGTATTTATCAAATACACTCGTGATAGATCAAGAGCCTGCGAAAAAAGGAAGCTCATCCGTAAGTAAACAAAGTCGTGTGCGCGGAGGAATGCCGCCCAAGCCGTCTAAGCCGCCTAATCCGCCCAAGTCGCCCAAGTCGCCTAAGCCGCCTAAAAAAATTAAGCCTATTGATTACAAACAAGCTATCATTGATAATCTAAAGATATTGGCGGATTATGAGAAATTAAATAAGGAGCCTTTTAAAACACGAGCATATAACAAAGTTATTGAATCTGTCGAAATATTAGAGGAGCCTATTAGCAATTTGGAAGATTTTAAAAAAATAAAAGGCGTTGGTGATAAAATTGCTCTAAAAATCAAAGAGTTGATTGAAACGGGAAAAATAACTGCTGTAGAAAATGCCTTAAAAGATCCGCGGTTTTCTCTACAAAAACAATTGGGAAAATTATATGGAGTTGGCCCTGTAAAAATAAATGAATTAATGGGTAAAATCAGCTCCTTTGATGAACTCTATAAGAACCCCGATTTATTAAATGATAAGCAAAAAATAGGTCTAAAGTATTACAACGATATGGAGCTCCGGATTCCTATTAGCGAAGGTAAAAAGCATTACAAGATTATTGATAAAACATTCAAGCTCACTAATGATAAGATAGAATTTGAACTTGTAGGAAGTTATAGAAGAAAGAGTAAAGACATGGGCGATATTGATATACTAATTAAAAATAGCGAGGATTTAATTCTTAAAAAGCTAATAGCCAATTTAGTAGAATCGGGATATATCATAGAGACCTTGGCGAGTGGAAAAAGCAAATTTATGGGATTATGCAAATTATCACCAGATTTGCCCGCGAGAAGAATAGATATCTTAATTGCCGAACCATCGTATTACTATTTTGCACTACTATATTTCACAGGTTCTTACAGTTTCAATATTTATATGAGAAAAATAGCATTAGAAAAAGGATACTCGTTATCAGAGTATGGCTTGAAAGGTAAGGATAACAAAATAATAGATACAAGCGATATCATTAAATCAGAAGAAGATATATTTAAATTCTTAAATATTCCATACGTAACTCCTGAGAAAAGAAGTATAGCATGATATTATAAGTTATACAATATTGTAATGCATCTTTCCTAAATACTCATTTTGTATATCATATCCTCTTATCTGATTATTCTCACTAATATCAGGTAGCCCCTGTATTTTATACAAGGGGCCTTTTTTAACATCCAAATCGTTCAAATCTGCATTTTCGATATTTAATTTATAATTATCTATATCTACGATATTAGTTTGTGCAGCTAATAAGTTCTCTTCTGTTATATATGGTACCGAGTTATCATCTGCTTTATCATTAAATATATTTTTTTTCTTGGGAATATCCATAGAACACTTATCTCCATGCTTACAATGTTTCCCGCACTTACCATGATCTTTCGCTGAGCAACAGGATGTATCTTTAGTCTCTGAAGCATCTGATGATTTTACGAGGGTTTCGCGTTTATCTAATTCGTTTTTCTTCTTTATTTCATCGCTATAAATTCTAAAATATATGATGAGAGCACTAAGTGTTAATATGAAACCGGATATATTATCTATTAATATAAGTATTGATAAGCAAAAAATCGCAATATATAGTTGAATAATTGCATCTTTGAATATTTTTTTAAAAGGGATATCTCTGATAATTATAATTACAAACAAAATAATAAATGCTAATAATCTTATAGAGTTGATTATCATTTAAATTTATATTCTATTATAATTCATATAAAAAAATGATACGTAATATAATATGTATAATACTTAATAAATATTTTGAATGCTTTCCATTAATGGTTATAGTATAGCTAAAACATCTCTTAGCGCCGAGCAAATTGATAAAATTAAAAAGGAACTTACTATGAAACCGCAGGTCAACTTTGATATGGGAACGAAAAACAAGGACGAGGAAATCACATTTGAGTTGTATAGAGAGACTGGGAATAGGATATATATTCCGAGATATTATGGTTTGACTAATTTTGGTGTTCCAAAAGTTTGCAAGTTAACTGGTGGAGCCGACATTTCTGTTGATTTTATTGGGAAGCTAAGAGATGCTCAGATCGAACCTGTTAAAAACTTTTTAGAGGCCGCACACAATCCTCAAAAGATGGGTGGTATTATTTCGGTTCCGTGCGGGTTTGGTAAGACTATCATGAGCTTATATATAGCATGTCTAATAAAAAAGAAGACTATGTTCATTAGTCATAAAGACTTTTTAAATCAACAATTTATTGATACTGTTAAAGAGTTTGCACCCGAAGCAAAAATAGGAATCATTAAACAGAAAAAGGTTGATACTGAAAACAAGGATTTTATCATCGCATCATTGCAATCTCTTGCTATGAGAGAGTATGATCCTAAAATCTTCGAGGACATAGGGTTTGTAATTATAGACGAGGTTCATCATACGGGCGCTCAGGTATTCTGTAGAGCATTTAAGAAACTGAATACGCCTATTATTCTGGGGTTGTCTGCAACATTGAATCGCAAAGATGGGATGCGTAAGGTATTCGAGTATTATATTGGCAGTTCAGTATACTCAATTAAAAATAAAGAATATACTGATGTAGATGTAAATATTCACAAGTATTATGTTCCTAATATTGAATACTCTATCGTTAAAAAAATGTGGAATGGTAAAGAAAATATCGCGGCTATGATTAATAACATCTGCTCTTTCAAACCAAGAAACGAATATATTATCTCGATATTAATGGATATTTTGAAAAAAGAACCTGATAGGCGTGTGCTAATTTTAAGTGAACGACGAGGGCAATTAAAATCAATAGAAGATTATATTATAGAGCATAATATTGCAAACAAGGATTATGGATATTATGTAGGCGGTATGAAACAAGATCAATTGAATATTTCATCTGAGAAGCAAATTATTTTAGCAACATTCCAACTTGCTTCAGAGGGCTTTAATGTACCTTCATTAAATACATTAATCTTAGCATCGCCTATCTCAGATATCCAACAATCTATTGGAAGAATTCTAAGAGAACGTCCAGAAAATAGAAAATATGTTCCGCTATGTATTGATATAGCAGATGAATTCTCGGTATTTCATAGAAAAAATGGTGCTCGTCTAAGATTTTACAAAAATAATAAGTATATGGTATCTTATTACCAAGACAATGAGAAATTAGAGATAGAAACCGGAGATAATGGAGATAACGGAGATAACGGATGTGATGGGGGCGAAGATTGTAATACAAATAATGGTGGCGCAAAAAAAAGTAAAAAGCCTATGTTTATTAATGACGATGAGTAAAATATTATTGTAATATAGTAATATAGTAATAAGTATTATGAAAAAAGAGAATAGTGTATATGACTATTTTGAAAATATATTATGGGTAATATTGATAGTAATTCTCCTACTTGCCATAGGATATTACATTAATTATATTATGAACACTGTTGGTCGCGCGAATCGCCCATCGCATACAGAGCCTATGGCTCCCAATGGTAAAACAGCGCATCATAGCATAGTTCATGATATAGATAAACATAATTCACATGCTTTATCTATGGCGCCTCCTAAACTGGTCAATTTATATGAAGAAGATTATAAGGTTGTAAGAAATAAGAATGATATAGAATGTGTGAATAGAGATTCTATTTTACTATATGATAATACATATAATGCAGACAATGATAATTTCGATGTGGAACTTATGAGACCCTATCATAAAAATAATAAATTCTTAGAAGAATTAGAAAATGTATATAATACAAGAATATCTTCGCGAGAAGCTGGAGATATAGAAAATGACGAAATATACGAACACTCTTTAAGAGAACAGAAGACGGACTTACCATTAGCAAATATACCAGTATACGCTTTATTAGACAATAAACCTCTCAAATTATCTGATAGAAGAATTGGAGATATTCAATAATATAAAGATTATAATGATATATGTATATATATTATTAAATGTATCGGCGCAGTATAAAAATTGCATATCTTCTATCGGTATTATCAGTATCAATTGCATTTTCTACGGCACCTATAGCTATTGTAAAACCTAATGCTATGATATCGGAATCAAATAATTACTTTACCCCTCTAAACGATTCCTTTGATATTTACAAATATAAATTATTTGAAATTAAAAATAATAGACTTAACCCTTTCACGACTTTTGCAAATCATTTTCGCAGTTTATTTTATCCCTATGAAAGAAAAATACCATTGTATTACTATGTACGTACGAATACTTCTCAAAGTATATAGCTTAGTAGCCTTTTATATACTGCATTTTCATAAGTAATCTCTTTCTTTTTATGCTTTAATAAATGTTCATTCTCTGAATTTATTTCTCGCAATTCAATATCCTTATTATCGATGCCGTGAAAAACATATCTATATTTATCTTGGATAAAGTAATATCCAATCATATTTTTATTATTATAAGATATTTATTTATATTTGTTTTTATATCTATAATACAAGCTTTGCTCAATATAAAAGACCTGTCTTTAGAGCGATCTTTAGAGCGATCTTTAGAGCGATCTTTAGAGCGATCTTTAGAGCGATCTTTAGACCTGTCTTTAGTATTTGCTATATATTTAGAGAAGTCTTTGAGAGCTCTCTGAGAACATTTTATTTTTAAATTTTTGAAAAATAGCTCACATATAGGCATATATTTCAATGAGAACAATTCTTCGTTACTATAAAAAGCACGGTATTCATTGGCTATCTCATTATATTCTAATTTAGATACTAAATTATTTATAATTAATTCTGTAAATATATGCTGGGTGTTTGCGACATAATCTTTTAGATCAAAGAATGATTCGATAATACTATCTTCTTCGCGATCCTCGTTATTTTTTAATTTTAGAAGAGCCGGTCTTATCTTGTCTCTTATTTTTCCTCTAACAGACCACTCAGGTGTACTATCATATAAGTATGGTATTTTATTTATATTTGCATAATCAATAATATGCTTTTTCTCAACGCATAGTAATGGTCTCCATATCTTTAGACCGTCGATCTCTTTTAAGGTTTCCATGCCCGCTAAATTTCCGTAATTACTTTTATTAGAAATATTGGTCAAAATATTTTCAAAACAATCGTCCTTATTATGTCCGAGCAATATGTATGTTCTGTCGTTTCTACTATTCTGTCTGTACATATCATATCTGATATTTTTTGTTATTTCTTCGTATAAATCTCGCAAACCATTATGCAAACAATCAATTCTCTTTAATTCGTTGATAGTCCTGAAATATAATTTGACGCCTAACTTATTACAATAGTAGTTTACAAAATGCAATTCGTCTTCTGATGTTTCTCTATTATTATAATTAATATGAACTGCTATAATGTTTTTAATTTTTTTAGAATTATTAACATCTTTGATATATTTGCAAGTATGCAAAGCTACCATGCTATCTACACCGCCCGATAAGGAAACAACAATTGTAGAATCATCGTCTATATTCCCAATTTTATCTAACATATTGCTGTAGACAATATCATTGATAGAACAGATAAGATTATTTTTACAAGACATAGGATCGAGTATATCTTTATTAATATCTTCCCATCTCTTAACTGGTATTGTATTTTTCATAGATAAGGCATTAATATCTTTATAAATATTATTAAGAGTAGCATGGATATATCTTCTGCATTTTAATTTATCTTCGGCGACCCCTTTATCGTATAGTAATATATAGTTACTAATAATCTCATATATTTTATCAATATCTTTCAAATGTCTATAAGGTAAATATATGAAACTCAATTCGTCTATTGAGAATATAGTAAAATTATTGCGATACAATAATATATTTGAAAATCCAACAGCCTTCCTTGTATATTCCATTACATCAAAAGAATCATCATATGCACGCTTGTAATGTCTCGTAACTTGATCGAGTAATATAATACATGCTATTATTACCTTATTATCATAATTGCCATATTTACTATATTCATCGTAAATATTACATGCGTAACATAGATATCTATAATATTTATCGCATAAATAAACATCTATTTGACTATTTTTAGAAAACCACCATTCTTTATTATCGAGCCATTCATAATATAAATTTAATAACTCTTGCATACCTTATTATGATGCCAAATTTTTATATATTTACTTTCTAACCGCTATTAGTTCGCCTTTATATTTTATATACTCTTTTCTTGAACCGAGTATCTTATATATACATCTTTCTTTTCCTTGTATAATCTTTTTTCCACAAGATTTATTTATAGCTTTTTTCTTATTTGAAGAACCTCCTTCAAATTCTGGCGTACCTTCTCTCGAAAGATTTTGTTGCCTGTTTCTAAAAAGTTCATAAGTGCATTTTTTTGTTATTCTATACTTATTATTTTGATTGTATCTAAATATTTCTAAATTATAAGTATCATATAAAAAATCAAAATATTGATTTAGATTAATATTAGATTCTATAGATTCTGTTGGAAATTTATACGAATAAATTGATTCTGCTAAATCATCATAATATGGTAATAAAATATCAGATATTATAAAATCAGATTCAATTTTATGATCAAAATAATCATCAATATGTAATAATCTAAGGTAATCTCTAATAATATCTTTATTATGTTCAAATAATTCTATATTTTTATCAAATTTAACAATGACTTTTTTAAATACAGATATAAGTTCACGAACAGTAAGAGGGGTATTTACTTTTTTTCTTCTTGAAATAAAATTTTCATACACAGTAATTAAAGGCTCTCTTTCTCTTAATTTATAAACTAAATTATCGAGTGTTTCCGATATCATAATTATTCTAATTCTATTATAGCAAAGAT